TAGAATATCAGCGTCGAAAGCTGGGTAATCGGGTTGTAAACAGTTCCACCTATCTGCATCCTCTGGAGTGCTTCCTCGATGTCCCATTGCCTCGATGGGTGGGCCAAAAGGACAGTAGGTTTCCTGGCCATCCTAGTCTCGGTGTTCCTGTCTTTTGCTGCGTCAATCAAGCCCTGTTTAATGGTATTACGCAGCTTTTCCAGGTAGGATGTTCCCTCGGTGGACGCGGCCGTCTTGTTCTTGGCCGGGTAATTATAAGAGATAATCGGATACAGATGGATGTGATTCAGCAGTGCATTATATGCCTCGCCCATCGCTCTGGAAAGTTCGGTCATGCTCCAGTCTTCACTGTACAGAACAGTATCCTCGGTCCACTCAAAACCGGCCGCATAGGTTACGATGGGTACCGTGGAAGCTGGTCCAACATACATATCACCCATCTTGACTTCCTCGAGCTCCATATGCTCCAGGAACACCACCCTTGCACCTATGAACGGCCTTATATCCACATGCCTGGTGAAGTTCCTGTTCTCGGCAGTCCTGTATATAGGCTTGTAGAGCAGCGGTACCTGCTCCCTGCCGAGCTCCAGATCAAGGACGGTCTTTTGGACAACCGCTGCCAGGCCACTAGCTGTAGTTATCATCTCACCAATAGGCCGGTCAAGCTCCAGGACCTCCATTTCACCGTTGATTATCTTTTTAGTCACAAAATTCTCCCTGCCATCCGGCCCAATATAGGGAACCTTTTCCTCGATAGTTTGTTTTCTTCTTTCCTCTTTAAGCGTCTCCAAGCTGTAAACTTTGTAGCTCATCACTCACCCCTCCTTTAAATTAACTCAAACCAAATGACACCATTAGCATCCTTCGCCTGCTCTACAATCCCTACATATCGGAATGCTTCATTGTAAACGGTAGTAAACACCCTATTAACTGGATCAAAATACAGCTTGTCACCTTCATTATAGGTTTCACCTGGATTTGTTTGGTCGGCATCGACTTCATATACGGCCGGTTCTTTAAGAAGAACAACCGATTCGCCCTCCTGAGCATCATTTACGGCCATTCCAAAATAGCCATAGTTTCCTATTTGAATCCAATAAAATTTCCCCGCTTTCACCGGTCCAAATCCAGATGGCACAATTAATTTCTTGCTTCTGCTTTTACTAACTTGCCTTCCCATAACTCATCTCCTCCTTTTAGATTCTTACTTTTTTGACCACAAGGCCGGTCTGTGTATCCCTGGCCAGCCTTGTCTGTAAGTAAGGCTCATTATAAAAAGCCTTAAGAATCTGCTTGACAACGTCGTCGTGCTCCATAAGCTCACCAACTGCCTTCTTGATGTCTTCCTCGGAAGCTCCAACCTCGACTTTGTCCTCAAGGAAACGTCTAATAACTTTCCTGGCTTCTTCGCCTTCCTGGACCATTTCCCCTATTACCTTATCCACCTTCTGCTCATGCTCCAGTTTGGCGTATTTTTCGGCCGCCTCCTTGAGCTTCTTCACCTCTTCGATGATTTTGTCAGCTTCCACGTTGAGTACCTGAGCTATTTCGCCAACTATCTTCTTCATGCTGTCATAGTCGGCAAGCCCTATGGCTTCCAGCACTTCAGTCGTGCTTATCCCTATCTCTCCGACTATCTTCTTTACAGTAATGCTGCCATCCATGATGGCCTGTTTAATAAGCTCCAGCGCTTCTTTTATGCTCATCCTATCATCCCCTCCTTTTGTGATAATTGTGTCCATCTCACCCACAGCCACAACCCTGGTGTCCATACCCGCCCTGCCGAGCGGCGTCCAGTCGATGGACAGCGGTTCAAAATCTACAACCCTTGTTTCACCCCCTACATGCTCCAATTTCGGGATCCCGTAAATACTTACCGTTCTTACAGCTCTGGACTTAATCCAACGTTTTAAGTCCTTTGCTGCTGGATCCACCACTCCCCGGATATATGCCTTGTCTCCAACCATCTTGCCACCCACCCAATGAGTTACCGGCTGCGGGAATTGATGGTCCACATCCTCCGGCTTCTGGTGGCCCAAGAAGCCCGGCAATCCCTGTTCCATGACCACATCAACTATGCGTTTCAATGCCTGCGGTGTATACAGCCAGCCTCTTTTGCTCCTGCCCGCCGGGATCTCGACCACTACCTCAAGCGGTTCGCTGTCTCCCTCTTTCAGCGCTTGGACATCTATTGCGGCACTGGCCGGTACTTCCTCCACGCTCATCTCCCCTGCAACTACCGCCTCAAGCCTTACCATTTCACCTTCAAGCGGCTTTTCACCGGCCAAAGTCCGTATGCTCTCCGGTGCCAGTAAATCGAGCTCCCTGTAATGCCTGAGGATATGTCTGGCTGCGCTTCTCTTCTGTTCCGGCGTCAGATCGGGCTCTGCTCTTGCTCCTGCTAAAGCCTGCGCCGCCGCAAACAGGCCATTTCTGTTCAAGACAAGCGTGTCGTCTATAATTTCATGATGTGGACCCCAGCAGTCCGCCTGTGTCAAATCTGCGTTTACAGCCGCTTTCACTACTGCGTACATTTCCCTGACCGCTTCTTTAGCCCCTGCTTCGTCATTCTGCAGTGCTTCCTTGAGCCTTCTCCAGATAGCCGATTTATCAACATCACCCCATGCTTTTTCGCTGACCCTGTTCTTTACCGATGCTATCTTTAATGCCATTCACTTTTCACCTCCTTTGAACCAATTTGGCAATAAAAAAACCGTTGGTATTTAAAGCCAGCGGTTTTTTGTCAGCCATTATGTGATTGTCATTACAAGCTGGATAACAGGTGGAGAATTTCTGCCTTCCGTTACTACCAGCTCCTGGATCTCGATGTTATAAGGCAGTTCTGAAATTGCTTTTCTGATATCGGCGACATAGTTTGCTTCTGCTAACGTAATATATTTTTTCTCCTGCTCCTGCGGTTCAGGTTCTGGGATTTTCATACCTTTCGGCAATGCATCACCTGGTATTTTTCGCATATATTCACCACTCGCCTTCTTCTATTACACGTTGTTTTTTCAACTCCTCCAGTTCTTTAAGCCATTCCTTAAACTTCTGCTTTATTTCCTCCGGAGCATCTTCCCTGATATTAAGTCCTGTTCCCAGGTACGGTATAAACTCCCTGGGCAAATGCGGCATCATTTTATCAATCCCCTTTCTTTGAGTTCTTCTTCCAGATACTTCATAAAAGTTTTGGCCAACTCCCTCGGATTTGCCGAATCCATGAATTCGGCAAAAGCCTCCGCCATAAATTCCGATGAATCACCAATTGCATACCTGCTCAACATCTCCGCAATGTTTTCATCATTATCTTCAACATTCAACGTTTTCAGCGTTTTTTCTTTAAGCTCTTTTGATACCGTTCCATCCTCATACATTATTTTGTTCATTTCTTTCAAGGTTTTTGCCCGCAACTCTGCCAGTTTTATCTCAATAACATGGCCCAACTCATGGAGAATAATTGCGTCTATATCTGTTCCTTTTGGATGAAAACCATCGGCCACATCCAATTCATAAAATTCTCTTATAGTTGCTGTATCTTTCATAAAATATTCCGAGATTGACAAGACATTTGTAAACTGATTATTACTATAATCAAACTTTGTACCAGCCGCCGCATAATATCTCTGTGTAAAATTAGCTTCTAGTTCATGTATATAACCACGGAGGAACTGGAACTTTTCATATGTCCGTTCTATGTTCTTTGTTATCATTACGGCTATATCATCGCTCACACTTCCGAAATTGACCTGCCTAAAGCCCAACTGCTCGATAAGATATCTTTGAGCCTCCGCCTTGTTGCTGTACTTGATCTGAACAGCCGGTACTGCAGTAATGCTCGGCCGTGGAATGAGTGTCTTAACTTCATTATACCACTCTTCAATATCCGGATGCAATTCCGGCTTGTGGACCCACTCCCTCAATCTCTCCACAAACCTATCCGCTTCCTCTACTGCTGGTATGATATAGCACCTGCACCAAGGATGTGGTTTTATTGGTACCTGGTCCTTTGGCCAAAACCCATCTCCATTGTGCGATGCATAGTCGTCGCATATATCGGTTATCGGATGCCAGTTGGACAAGCGCCAATAATAGCCTTGCACCCCGGGCACTGAATTCCATGCCATGCGTGTTCCTTCATGAAATGCATGATGCATTTCGGTAACGGCCAACCGCATCGCTTCCATGCTGACATCTTTGGGTACCCCAAGTCTTTTCCTTGTCTCCTCTTTCAGCGCAGTCCATACTCCTGGCTGCAGGTACTGCTGCACCTGCCTGGCCATCTTCCTGGCATCCAGCCCTCTTACCACACCATCCTCAATAATAACCTTAAGTGCATTTCTGGCTCTCTGGCTTGTGCGCCATACCCTGTCGGACAGCTTCAACCCATCCGATCCCGTGCGTGCTAGAAGCGCCATAATCGCTCTTTCGTTTATTGTGGCAAATGCCTGCTTAATTTCCGGCACACTCCACAAGCCTTTTACCATATCAATAAACGTCTGCTGTGCCGCTTCAGTAGATGCCCCAACAGCAATGTATATCCCTTTGTTTATGGCTTTAAGTAAATCATCATTAATCTGCCTTGCTGCCTCGTTTAAAACTTTGTGCAGATATTCAAGATGCGAATACCGCAGTGTGCCCTGTATAGCTCCGGCTATTTCGTCCGCTATCTGTTTCGCAACCCTTCTGTAAATCTTCTTTACTTCCTTGGCCGTGGCAATTTCGCCTTCATCAAGCCTTTTTCTGGCCCGCTTCATGTATTCGGCAAATTCTTTATTCTTGGCTGCATTCATCCAGTCCTCGGCACGGATGTATTTGCCCATGCTTATTCACCTTCTTCGCTGTCAAACAGCACATCCAGCCCTGCCCCGTCTCTCACCCTGCTCAGGAAAGCCATAGATTTGGCCACCCTTCTTCGTTCATCTTCCTGTGCATCTGCATCCAGCCACGGCAGCATTGAAGGCACAAACTCCCTCAAAAAATCGGCGGCCGATTCCAGCGAAATAAGGCCCGATTCTACGGCCGTTACCAGCCCATCCACAAGCGTCTTTATCGTCTGCGCTATACCTTGCTCATCTCTCGGTGTAATCTCGTCCCAGTCAACGGTTACGGCATAAGTGTCCAACTTCCGCCTTCCTACTTTAGACCACATTGCCAGGTACATCGACGCAAGCTCAATATAAGGCTCCTCGAACATAGCTCTTTTCCTGCGGATCTTCCGGACCAGCGGCACCATCTGTTCCGATACCGATGCCTTTGAAGACTGAACCGCTGTTCCAAAAGCGAATTCTGGCGTCTCACTCGCATCAACGATATTGAAGAACAGGAATTTGAGCAGCGTCGTGATACCTTCAAGCCCTTGGTCTGCGGTTATAAACTCTATGTCATCCCCCTGCTGCATGAAAAAGATTTCCTTGTTGTCGAATTTGATTTTTCCTCTCTCGATTTCCTCCCTTGAAAAGTTGTCCTCGATAAACTTCTGTACATTCTGCAGTTTCATCTTTACCTTGGGTCTGGAGAACAGCTTGGCACCCTGGACAGAAAACAGCATTACATCGTGGTACGCCTTCATAAACGGCTCAATCGGCTCTAAATCGGAGGAGCCAAACAATTGGTAATCTTCTGCCTCGTTTTTGAAGTGGACAATCGGAATAAAGCCCCACGGGTTTTCGTATGTTCCTTGCAGTTTCTCTTTTATGTCAAATGGAGCACTTCCCTCAATTGTTATCTCCCGGGCTGTTGGTGTAATTACCTCTACGACCGAATAACTGTGCCTTAAGCTCCCATCCCTGTCCCGGTCCTCCATCGGCGTTTTGATTATAACTTCCATGTATCCCCCGTTTAGCGGGTCCGGAATCGGCGTAACCCACTCGGGTGGAACAAGCTGCATGTCGAACACTTCCTGCGTATCAAACCGGCCCTTTGTCCGCACTATCCTGGCAAACACATCCCCGTCCCGCAACGTGTTCCTGTTTATACGGATCATCTTGCTGCTCCACTTATCAAATGCAGTTTCAAGCTCCATGTTTGCCTCTGGGTCCTCATGCTTGAAGTGAGGTACGCCCATAAATCCAGTAGTGGTATTGATGACCGGCCTTGCAAATGAAGCGCCAAGCTTGTATCTATCATCCGTGTTGTAATACAAAGCCCGTGCAAGCCTATAATCCACTCTGCTGGAGTCCAGCCTGTACTGTGCAGTTAAAGGACCTGTCACCAGCATGTTGGATATCGTCCTCAAAACCGATATTTCGCCTATTAGCCTTTGGAAAAAGCCCTTAGCCATAAAAACTTGCCCTCCTGAGTATTTGCTTAATCTCCTCATCCACTGAAACGTATTTGCCCAATTCAATAAGAGCCTGCGTCATTGCGTCCACCTGGTCATCATTTGCCCCCGTCGGAAAAGCACAGCACTCCTCAATGAAGTCATGGATCCATGGTGCAATAGTCGGATCCGGTAAAAACACATTCCCCGCCTCTACCTGCGGAGCCACTGCGTGGGCTCTGCCCTCCTTGGACCCTTCCGGATTGACCGCCACAAGTCCGCTTATTTCCTTCTTGAGCGTAGCTATAACTGCCGGACCATTTGCCTTTTCCTCAACGAGCTTTTTATGTGCCTGTGACCATTTGGCAGCTAGTGCCTTGACCGCCTGTATCGTTGTCGGAAAATCCATTCTGTCTCTGATCTGGTCGAGCAAATATTTGTTTGCACCTATCCTCCCCCAAACCTGCCCGACCACGAAGCTGCCGCTTGCCGTCTCCTTGAAACTCATGTCCCAACTCTGGATAATCTCGTCAAATCTATCCGGCATAACCTTGTAGAACTGCCACCATGCCCTCTTGAATATTGCGCCCTCCTCTGGAGAAGGTCTCTGCTGATAAAGGGCATTCCACCAATAACTGCCTATCGTCTTCTTAATCCGCTCCAATGTCTCTATATCGAATCTCTCCGGCCACAGTGGTTCTCCGGCCTTTCTCCCCAGCACATCATCCTCCTCTGCTATGGCCGGAAAGTTGATTGCCGTCCATTGTTCGCCTTCGCTCGAACTTAACACTCTACCCACAAGATCATCATGATGCCAGCGTGTTTGGATAATTATCAGAGCTCCATCCGGTTCCAACCTGGTGTAAAGCGTTGACTGGAACCAGTCCCATACCTTATCCCTTATCCTCTTGGAATTGGCTTCCTCTGCATTTTTGAATGGGTCATCAACAATTATAAGATCCCCACCCTTACCGGTGATGGGGCCTCCTGCACCTGCGGTAAACATGCCGCCTCCATATCCTTCGATTTCCCACCTGTATGCCGCACTGCTGTCTTCCCGGATCCTGATTCCAAACAGCTCCTGTCCATACACTTCCAGCAGGTCCCTGACCTTTCGTCCCCAGCTTGCAGCAAAATCCGCCTCGTAACTTGTGAGCAGGACCCTTTTTTGCGGATACAAACCTATATACCATGCCGGAAAAAACTGCGACACGAGCATTGATTTACCGTGCCGCGGAGGAAGCGTTATAATAAGCCGCTTGACTTCACCCCTTACCAGTCGTACCAGCTGCTTTGAAATATAGAGCAGGTGTCTAGCTGGTTCCCATTTCCCTCTCGTCAGGTAGTAAGCCATCGCCGCCGGATTCGTTTTGTACAACTCGCTCAAAAAGTTTGAAGGCAAGTTCCGATGCTTCTGGATCCTCGACGATTTTCCG